CGTTTTTATCGTACCGAGCGGATTCAGGATATTAACACTCTTGTTGATGACGCCGATGTTCCTTCGCGTTTTCTGGCCCCGCTGATTTCTGGTTTGGCTTATTATCTTGCGATTAAGAAAGCTCCGGAACGTGCGCAGGGTCTTAAAATGATTTATGAAGAGGAAATGGTGCGTGCTGAGTTTGAGGACCGTGAGCGTGTTAGCTTGCGTATCGTTCCAAGTAGAGGGATGTTGTAGTGGCTTACGCCCGTGGTAAACATGCAAGAGCGATGTGTGATATCTGCGGGTTTGAGGTTAAATACACTAACCTCAAGCCGCAATGGGACGGCTTTCGTGCGTGTCCGACTTGTTGGACGCCCAGACACCCCCAGGACTTCCCTAGGATCGTCCTGACGGATCCGGAGGCCCTTCGTGACCCACGTCCAGATAACGATCAAGAAGCCGGTTGTGGGTTGGTTACGGCAACTTCCGACCCGTATATTGGTGGCGCGATTTGTGGCATGTTGGCCTTTGGGTCGGTTGGCACTGTAACAGTGAGCGTATAAATGGCCGGTTATACTTATACATCTTTGGTTCAAGCGGTTCAGGATTTTACTGATAATAACGAAGCTGTGTTTGTAAGTCAGATAGACAATTTTATCCAAAATGCCGAAGAACGCATTTTGAAAATGATTGCTCCGTTACAAGTCTTCCGTAAAAATGCTACCACCACTGCTACTGTTAGTAATCAATACCTACAGAAGCCATCTGATTGGCTGGCTACATACACCATTTCTATAGTTGATAGCAATGGTGACAAAAAATTTTTAATAAACAAAGATGTAAATTTTGTTCAAGAGTATTGGCCGGATGCTACAGTCACCGGGGAACCAAAATATTATGCTGACTTTGATGTTAGTAATTTTATTCTGGCGCCTACGCCGGTCACCAGTAATGTGATGGAAATTCACTATTTTTATCGTCCTGAGTCTTTGACAACGGCTGTTTCTGGTGTTACTTGGATAAGTGAAAACGCTGGTTTAACTTTGTTATATGCGACTCTTTCTGAAGCGTACACTTTTATGAAGGGTGAGCCTGATATGATTCAAGCTTATGAACAAAAATTTATGCAGGCCGCAGAGCGCCTGAGCATGTTTGCTGTTCAAGCCGAAGGGCTTGACACTTACAAAAGGTCTGTAGCATGATTGGAATGCAGGTAGATCTACAGCCTTTTCAGGTTAAGGTCGCTACCACGAACAACCGGGGTTTTACCCCAGAAGAGCTTGCCGAGCAGGCTCTGGAAAAAATTGTATCGGTATCTGATAATGCCGATCCAATAGTGCGTGAGCAGGCTCACGCGTTTAGAGAGCGCATCCGTGCTGTGCTGGTTCACTATCTGAAACAGGCAGCTCAGAGCGATCGTACAACGGTCTGTGCAGCTTTGAACGCGGCGGGCCACTCCAGCCTATCCGAAATGATTAGGAGACTCTGACATGGCTATTTCACAAGCGATGTGCACCAGCTTTAAGGTTGAACTCCTTACTGGCACGCACGACTTTACAAATTCTACTGGCGATAGCTTCAAGATTGCGCTGTACACCAGCTCGGCAACCTTGGACGCGACCACTACTGCATATACTGCGTCTAACGAAGTGGCAAACGGTAATGGTTACACCACCGCAGGCGAAACCCTGACCAATGTAACTCCGACTTCCAGCAGCACCACTGCGTATACGGACTTTGCGGATGTTACGTGGACTACTGCTTCGTTCACCGCACGTGGCGCGTTAATTTACAACGATACGGCGTCAGGCGATCCGGCTGTCTGTGTACTAGATTTTGGCGCTGACTATACGGCAACAAATGGTGATTTCACCGTTCAGTTCCCGACAGCAAACGCTACCGACGCAATCATCCGTATTGCTTAAGGAGCCTTAAATGGCGCTTGTTTTAGCCGATCGCGTCAAAGAGACCTCCACCACGACCGGCACTGGCACGCTTACGCTTGCTGGTGCCGAGACTGGTTTTCAGTCCTTTGCTGCGGTTGGAGACGGAAATACAACCTACTACACCATTCAACACGCCTCGTTGGATGAATGGGAAGTGGGCATTGGCACGTACACATCCAGCGGCACTACGCTGAGTCGTGACACGATTTTTTCGTCTTCCAATTCAGGCTCTGCCGTTAATTTCTCGGCAGGCGACAAGTTTGTCTTTGTTACGCTGCCTTCGGACAAGGCAGTCATTGGTGCGCGTGGCTATGTTGAGAACACGCAGACCATCAGTTATTCTTCTAGCATTACGACGGGCAGCAATGCACTGTCTGTAGGGCCTATCTCTGTCGATTCAGGGGTATCCGTTACCATCCCGTCGGGGTCAATCTGGCTGGTGCTATAAGCCATGCTAGGTTTAGCCTCATTCGCCGAAGCCGCATTTGCTGATTCAGGACAGATCCGGATTGACGCTACGATCAGCGTCACCGGATTGTCTGCTACAGCATCGCTTGGTAATGAGGTCGTTGTCGCCACAGCGCTGGTTGCGTTGTCCGGACTATCCGCCACAGGCGCGGTTGGTTCTGAAACGGTTACTGCAGACGCTAACTATGTGCTGACGGGGCTATTTGCGACGGGTGCGGTTGGTAATGAAACCGTTACCGCAGATGCCAATATTGCTCTGACAGGATTATCTGCCACAGGCAGCATTGGTTCTGAGACCGTTACTGCAGATGCCAATATTGCACTAACTGGGTTGTCCGCAACCGGTGCGGTCGGAAGCGAAACCGTTACTGCAGATGCGGTTATTGCAGTCACTGGATTTAGCGTAACTGCGTCTCTTGGTGCTGAAACCGTAACGGCGGACGCTAATATCGCCTTGACTGGACTGGCGGCTACCGGCGCAGTCGGAAGTGAAACCGTTACGGCGGACGCAAATATCACCCTTACCGGATTTGGCTTAACAGCCTCTTTGGGTAATGAAACAGTCACTGCGGATGCCAATGTAGCCCTAACCGGCTTGGCGGCGACCGGAGCAACGGGAACCGTTGCGGTTGTGTCCGAAGCGAATGTAGCCCTAACAGGTCTTGCGGCTACGGTTTCTGTAGGCGCTGAAACGGTAACAGCAGATGCAAATATCGCGGTCACCGGCTTCGGCGTAACCGCCTCTCTTGGCGCAGAAACTGTTACTGCGACAGCTCTTGTTGAGCCGACAGGCGTTGTCGGAACTACCGCGGTTGGCAGCGAAACGGTTACTGCCGATGCGAACCTAACCGTCAGCGGAGTCAGTGCAACCACTTCACTGGGTAACGAAACGGTTACTGCAGGGGCTGTACCAACACCAGTAGGCGTTGTTGGCACCGGCCAGACAGGCACTTTGGTGGTCTCCAGCGACGCCAATCTGACGCTTTCTGGAGTATCCGCATCCGTACAACTGGGAGACGAGACGCTCTCCATCGGAGCAGATGTTCCGGTAACCGGCTTCGGCCTTGTAATTTCACTTGGAAAAGTGACTGTTTGGGGCCAAATTCCGGTTGGTGTACCGGCGTCGGTCTGGATTCCGCAGTCCCCAGGAGGAGCAAAAGTATGGACCAACACCGCCCCAAATGTTACAAATATCTGGACAAAAATAGCCGCTTAGTGTAGGATTTACAGTTATGCCAAGTACATTTTCAAATACTGGTCTGGAGTTGATGGCGGATGGTGAAAACTCCGGCTCTTGGGGCCAGATCACCAATGAAAACTGGGAGCTGATTGAAGAATTAGCGACTGGGGTTGTTTCGGTTGCTTTAACTTCGTCCACGTACACGTTAACAAATACGGATGGTGCCACTTCAGAGGGTCGCCATGCCATGATTGAATTTACCGGGACTCCGGGCGCTACATGTACGGTGACGGTGGATCCTAACGATCTCCAAAAAATATATTGGGTAATTAATAATACCAACCAGACAGTTACGATAACTCAGGGCGCCGGTAGTAATGTTAGCATTGTGGCTGGCAGCAAGAAAATAGTTTATACGGACGGAAATGGTGCAGGCGCGGCGGTTACCGACGTTACCGATGCATTAGATGTGGCCTCTTTGCGGATAGCTGGTGTTGCAGTTACTTCGACGGCAGCAGAGCTGAATCTTCTTGATGGCGTCACAGCTACAACTGCAGAACTTAATTTGCTGGATGGCGTCACAGCCACAACTGCAGAGCTAAATCTTCTTGATGGCGTAACTGCCACGACCGCCGAATTGAACATCATGGATGGCGTTACGGCGACGACTGCCGAGCTGAACATTCTTGATGGCGTAACTGCGACGACTGCCGAGCTGAATTATGTGGACGGGGTTACCAGTAACGTCCAGACGCAGTTGAATGCACGTGTTACGAAGACATCTTCGACCGGTTCTGCGGTCATGCCTTCGGGCAATACCGCACAGCGCGATGGTGCGCCGAGTGCGGGCTACTTGCGCTTTAACTCCACATTGGGTTCTTTTGAAGGCTACGATGGGACAGATTGGGGCGGGATCGGTGGTGCACAAGCCGGTGGCGCGATCGTCACAAATAAGGATATTGCTAGCGCCAGCTACACCATCGCCAGTGGCGAAAACGGTTTAAGTGTAGGCCCCCTGACCATCAACAGTGGCGTTACAATCACGGTATCGAGCGGCCAGCGTTGGCTGGTGCTGTAAGGAGATAAAACATGGCGATTGTTATTAACGGCAGCGGGCCAACTTCAGGGATGTACGCCGATAGGGGGCAGTTTACAAAAGCTGACCCAACTGTTGTGCTATTTACTAAGACTGGCGCTGGAACAGCCGAAACACAAACTGATCTTTATGCTGATGTCAATGGTTCAACGCTACTTATTGCATCGGGCACTAGCGTAACCATGCCTTCTTTGACTGCTGGCACTGACTACGCGATTTGGCTCGAAACCGATGGCGATGTTGTTGC